AACACACACCTTTTATACATCGCCTCGAGGACGTCCCCTTCGAAAGAAGATTAATATTATTTATAATTAAGATAATATTTATATGTTATATAATTAATGGCTTACCTCTTTAAGTCTGTCGACCACCCTACGGAGCCTGGATCGGGTTAACTTGGTGATTGTATAGAAACAACCACGAAATTCCGTTAATGACAAACTTTAGACCACGGATTGACAATCTAAAGCGGTGGACTTAAGCCGAATACCTATCATCACAGCTACAGGTATCAAGTAACTGCTAGAATTTTCGGTATCCTAAACTGCGGGCGCCACTTTATCCCGACTTTAAAAACACCTTTTAAGCTGGAAAGGTTTTAAGCTTTTATCATTATAAAATCTATGTTACATTAATTATTATATACAATTATGTCAAGCTTCATATATATAATTTAGTTTAATTTAATTAGTTAAGTTAATTAACAAATAGTTAATGAGGTTTAATCTTCGCTTCCACTTTCATCATCGGTAGATTTATCTTCGTCAAAGACAAACCCATGGTAATTTACAGGAGCAGCACCTCCATCAATGAATAAATTGGCACTGCCATTATCAGGGTAATGGATTTCAACCAATCCATTAGAAATTTCTCTATCCTCTATGTGGATGGTAATATTTACATCAACCAAAGTCTCGTGCATTAAGTCATCCACGAGATGTTCGGTATATTCGTTATCTATATCTACAAGAACCTCATTAATATTATTATTTATATTAAAATAAAATATTTGAAAATAAAGGGCTAATAAATCAAAGCAAAATTTATTATCAAGAATGTCTGTCTGATCTGAGCACCCATCAATAACAGCACAGACTTCTTGAGTATATATAGCTAAATCATTGAAAAATATATTATGATTAAAACAATAATTTTTAATGAATATGAAATAATTAACAAATACTTGTAATGTTAAATTACCATAATTAATCATTTTTAAAATATTTATAAATATTTTTAATAAAAATAAATGATTATTATCACCTAATAAGGTGTAACGAATGGGTGTTTCTATCTCTATATAGTCTACAATTTTATAAAAACGTACAGTAGAAACCTCCCCATCCTCTGTATATAAAGCTTCAAAGCAGTTTCTATTAATATTAAATCTAAAAACTACATTATTACTAATTTTATTAAACAAGAAATTATTATTAAAGAAATCATTTAAGAAAGTAGTGTTCATATTATATTTTAACTGGGGTTTTATACAACTGTATTAGACACTGTGAAATTAGGTAATTTACTGAGTAGGTCTCTAGTATAATCACCTATTGGCTTATTATTTACAATACTTATAGAGCCAAGATTCGAGCCTGGGTCAGGCAAAACTTCAAGAGTGGACATGACTTCGAAAACATAATTTTGTGTTGTAGCTACACTATAAAATTTAAAGAAAAACACATCAACATTACCTACAACACGTTTTTCAAAAGGATAACAATTTAAAGCACAGTCACCAAGAATATCACCATTATTTATGGAAGCAAATTGTGATTGTTGAAACTCAATAGCATCGCTAAAAATAATATTACCTTTATTTAAATTCATCCAATGGGTCTTCATGCTACTAGTAGCAGGGACTAAAATTTTATTGTTCATAGACTCCCATTGATGAGCGAATGCCTCATTTAATGGATCATAACCATGATAAGAATTATTAGGCAATACTGATATTCTACTTGGTGCATAATAACTAGGGCAAACAGAATCTAAAGATCCAGTTGCAGCTAAATATGTGCCACTCTTGTTAGTGACGTTAGTAACATTATTTATATTAATTGAAGAAGAAATAATACGGTATCTCCCAGTTATACTTGATAAAGTTGCAGGCCTCATTGAAATATTACTTTGGCCTTCATAATTCATATATAAATTGCAAAAGGCGGTACATAATTCACCATTTTGAACATCTGGCACATAATATTGGAGTTTTTGATTGTCTATCAATGCTTTAAAACCAACACTGTTAGGTATAAATAACATCCTAACTGTAGTATTAGCAGGTATAGTTATTTGATAGACTGTATAATTAGTAGTTTTGATGACTTTGTCATCAGTTCCAAATATAGAAAATATAGTGCCATGTTGGCTAGCGAAAAATGGATCATATATGCATTTTAATTTATAAGATAATAAATTAGTAGGATTTTTTGACAGGGTAATTTTGAAATTATTTAAATTTTGGCCTTTAGAGAAATTTAATGTTCGATTATTAAAATTATTTTTCCTGTAAGAATTTTTGTTCGAACGTTTAAAATTATTACTACGAATATTTTTATTATTATTCTTAGAATTTTTATTATTGTTATTGTTTTTATTGTTATTAATTTTATTGTTATTATTATTAGTTGTTTTAGTTTTCATTTTAACTGGGATTTACTTATATTAAAATACTTAAATTAATACCAAACTAAGATTATTTATAGATACTAACGACACTTAAAACCCCTTAAAAGTGTCTAATATGTTATAAAACACCATTTATAATACAAATATTTAAAAATTTTTTAAAATTTAAAAAATAAATTTATTCTAAAAGATTACACATAATAGGTTCTTCATTAATATCACCAGTATATCTACATGATTTATATACCTGATGTTGTAAAATATTATTAAATTTAATATTACTATAAGTTTTAGGGTGCAATTTATCAACTAGATTTATATACATTTCGTCATCTAAAGACTTCATTTTTTCGATGTTTTCATAATATTCAGCCAAATCTTGATCATTTATATGAAACTTATCATTTAGAAAATTTATAAAGACTTGGTTGAATTTCTTATCTATAGGTTCGTAAGAGACTTTGTATTGTAAAAGTCTCTTTTCTTTTTCACGAACAGCCCTTATTTTATACATAACACCTTTACTTACCCTATTCTTACTACATAATATGTTAATATATTGCTTACATGCTAAAGAATGCATTTTACTAGCTATTTTATAAAAGAAATCTATATTATAATAGTCTAATATTAGACTTTCTGACACTTGCTTAGCAAGTGTGGCTTGACATAATTTAAATTTATTTAATTTTTTATAACTATTATTATAGGTAAAACAAAAAGTTTGCAAAAATCTCTCTGGTTTTCTAATTAAGCAGATGTCCCCGTCATCTGACTTTAATAAGTAATTTGACAAATACTCAGCGCCAGTAATGTCAGGATATTTATCAAATATTTTACAAATTTGTCCCAAACCATGGCACTGATTCGTTTCTTCCTTACTATATACATATTGGGTAGCAACTTCTTCATATTTATTAAAGAAATTATTATTAGCAAATATTATTTGATCATCTCCATTGACTTCAAATTTGAAAAACTTACCTATGTTACCCATTTTATGTAATATGAATTTCACATATAACGCAGATCTCAAAGTATTACTTAAACATGTATTCATTCGGCCGGAGAGTTGAGTACCGGCAATTCTATACATATAACAGCCCCTGTCGCTTATATTATGAATTTTTGAAAAAATAGTATATACATGTTGATTACAATATTTTAACAAATCTTTAGTTTCAAAATACATATTTAACTCTGGGTTATGTTTTACAATACTACTTAGGAAATAACCATCTATTTTATGAATAAGCACATCGTGTTGTGTGCTATCAAAAGAAGACCCATCACAACATAAGGCACCTGTATTAGCGCCTAATTCGCGAAGCCACTGGGAAAATTTTTTACCACGTGCTGCTAAAGATTGGCCAGGACCGCACCATGGTTGGGAATGTATAACTTGCATACCTAGCTCACAAACCATTCCTAATACTATTTTCCCCATAGGCATTTGAGCACAAATGTTTCTACTCTTGCCTTTAACTTTGTCAGGAGTCCATACAATTTTTTCATCACTTTTATTATGCATCTTAAAGGCCATTACTCTTTTTACTGTTGATAAATAAGATTCATACCCTTCAATATATTCTCTTCTTTTTGGCCCAAGTTTAGAATAATATTCATCTAAAGTCATCATTTTGAAACCCTTCTCAATAACAAATTGATTGACCATTTGATCTATTTGATCTTGAGCCCAAGAAATAAATTCAATCATTATAGCCTCGTCGTAATATATACCTGATTGAATTTGTCTATATACAGATTCAAGTTCGTTGACCTCACATTTGTGCAATTTAAAAGGATAATTTCTTTGAATACAATAACCATTCACTTGGAAACAAGTGTTGGTTAATCTTTCGTTATCCTTAGATGGGTCATATTTACATTTAATAATACGAGGCAATTTTTGGATTCTATATTTTACAAATGTTTTATCATTATATTTATTATATATTTCTTTGAGTAGTTCTGTCCTGATAGGAGTATAATTATATTTATTTATAAGAATTTCTAACTTTTCATATTTTATTCTATGGCTATTAAGATAAAATATAGCATTTAAAAACTCCATATATTCATTAACAGGATTAAATGTGCACATACCATACATATTTATAGATCTGCCGGCTACAAACAACCCCATTAGTGATAGTAAGTTAGTGTCAAACAACATTGTAATAGGGTATTGACAATATAGTAAGAATTTGAATAAATAATCACCAGAACTTTTACTTAATAAATTTACATATTCGAGTATTGGAAGATATTTTTGAATATTTACATTAAACAATTCATAATTTGTATATTGTCCAATACTTTTAATTAAAATGAATTGGGTAGCCAGGGCAAATATTCTAATGCAATTTAAATTTTTTAAACTAGAACTACTAAAAGATATAAAAAATGATAAAACATTAATAAGTTTAACAATATTACTTAATAAACTAACACTTAAAATAAATATGTTAATAAATAAATTTAGGTAATAATTAATTGTTAAAGAATCATGTATTATAAAAAATAGACTAATATTTTTAAATTGATTACTTGTATACATATTATAGCTTAAATATAATGAAGCACAGCTTATTAATAATATGATAAAATATATAATATACCTTAAAGCTTTATAAAAAGAGGAACGAATTATATTTGAAATATAATTTTTTAAAATAATAATATAATTAAATAAATAACATAAAATTAATAGAAAATATTTTAAAATTAGAAGTAAAAAAATTATAGGATAATGAAATATACCATATGTGGAATATATGAAAGTTTCAATG